AATTAGACCGCCAAGAGCTTGAGAAACTGCAATCTAGTCTTGTTACAAGTCGTGCGGAATCATTGAGACAGCAAGCTAAATCTAAGTTTAGCCAAGACGCTGACTTAATTGAATACGCACTGTCACAGCATATTAAACCTAAGTTTGAGAATGGCGTGGTAGTTGATACATTCGAGTTTAACGGTAATCAGTACAACAACTTTGATGATTACTTTAAGGCTCTATCAGCCAATGACCAATTCGCCTCAAGAATTAAAGCTCCTACATCAACCGGCGCACAAGCTGCTGGTGGTCAAGGGCAACACTCGGTAACTCCTCACCGCTCTAAGATGAGCGCGACAGAAAAGCGCGCATATCAACAGGAGCATGGTCAGGAAGCATTTTTGAAACTACCAAAGTAAGGATTAAGCAATGGCTACTACAGTAAACTCTGATTTAGTAATCTACAACGACACAGCCCAAACTGCGTACCTAGAGCGCAATATGGATAACCTAGCTGTGTTTAACGAAAACTCACGCGCTGCGATTGGTCTAAACTCTGAGCTAATCGAAGGTGATTTGAAACTTCGCTCGTTCTACAAAGTGGGTGGCTCTATCGCCGACCGTGATGTAAACTCAACCGCAGCGGTGACAGGCACCAAGATTGCTGCTGATGAAATGGTATCAGTGAAGGTGCCATGGAAATATGGTCCATACGAAACGACAGAAGAAGCGTTCAAGCGCCGCGCTCGTTCGCCTGAGGAGTTCTCTGAAATTATCGGTCAAGATATGGCAGACGCTACAATGTCTGGTTGGATTGGTTACGCACTGAACGCGCTACAAGGCGCAATCGGCTCTAACGCTGGCATGAATGTGTCTGGTGAGCTTGCAACTGAAGGTAAGAAAGTCCTTACTAAAGGTCTGCGCACAATGGGTGATAAAGCGTCATCTATCGCAATCTGGGTAATGGATTCAACGTCTTACTTCGATATCGTTGACGAAGCTATCGACAACAAGCTTTACGAAGAGGCTGGCGTTGTAGTTTACGGCGGTACACCTGGCACACTTGGCAAGCCTGTACTTGTAACTGACCAATGTCCAGCGACTAAGATTTTCGGTCTTGTAGCTGGTGCGGTAATGATTACTGAGTCACAAGCTCCGGGCATGCGCTCTTACATGATTGACGACCAAGAAAACTTGGCTATCGGTTTCCGTGCTGAGGGTACAGCTAACGTTGAGGTTCTTGGTTACAAATGGAAGACCAAAACAAACGTTAACCCGTCTGCTGCTTCACTTGCTACAACTACCAACTGGGAGAAGTACGCAACAAGCGACAAGGCAACCGCTGGCTTCATCATTACACTAACAACTACGCCTTAATGGTGAGTTGATTTCAATTAGGCTCCCATTGTGGAGCCTTTTTTCTATGAGGTAATAAATTATGACTATGTCAGTAAGAAAATACTTTGTTGAGTTTCTCACAGAAATGCTAGAGAAAGGTCAGCGGGCATTTATTGTTGAGCCATTCGACCCTGTTAACATTAAGCGCGGCTTGCAGTTTTACTTGCGAGCATCATGGTCTAACGCTGACCCGATTGCAGCAAACGCGCCGCGTTACGTTTACTTTAAAACTGGCGCAAAGCCTGTAATAGTAAAGACGCGAATCGTTAGCTATATTGGTGAGGAATTTGCGCTTTCAATTTTTGCTAATCCAACAATTACGCCAGCGACAGGAACGGTTATTAACCCGTCAAACTTAAACCGAATTAATCCACAAGCTACAACCGTTACAGCGCTTAAAGACCCTACTGTTACGGACGACGGCACTTTAATTGATGATGAACCAGAATACTACTTCGGTGGTACGACTGGAATATTCAGGGATGCAAACTCAATACCTCCTGAAAGTGAACGCATCATTCAGCTACCGCCTAGAGTGGTTTGAAGGTGAGCCTGAGAGTTTTGATTGATAAAGAAAAGCCCGCTTAGTGCGGGCTTGGTTTACTTTACCTCAACAAGGTTAGGGTTGACCCAAAATCCAAGCTCGAAACCTTCATGATAAACAAAGTGGAACCCATCATCTCTTGTGAAGAAGTATTCTAGCTCACAACCCTCAACTACATCCAAATCATTCATGGTTTGCTCAATCTCCTCTGGCATGTTGTCATTGCCGCCGATGCAGAAAAGACCCTTTGCAATCGCCACTTTATCTTGCTTCTGGTATTTCATGGTTCATTCTCCTATTTGTTTTGAACGCAATTACTATAACCCCTCCAAATCGGTTATACTGTGACCATTATCACAATCGGAGAAATAAAATGATTGTTCAAGACCCATTAAACCCGACAGCTGATGCCGATAGCATGGTAAGCGTTGCTGATGCTAGAGCAAGGGCGGTTAATTTAGGTGTTACGCTGCCTGCGGACGACACAGAGCTTGAGGTTGCACTCGTTAAGGGTAATGTGTATCTAAACTCGCTTTGTTACTACGGTGAGACTGTGATTAGCTGGCAAGGCACTAGCTGGCCTCGTACAGGCGTAGCAATTGGTGACAACGAATATCCTAGCGACCAAATCCCACAGCAAGCAATTGACGCTCAAATCGTTGCGGCTGCTTATGCTGCTAGTGGTGATATTTACACGGTTGTGGATAATGACAAGCGAGTTAAGCGCAAGAAGATTGACGTTATCGAGACTGAATACTTCGGTATTGAATCAGGCTCACAGTCAGGTAAAAAGGTAATCACTCGCGCTAATGAGTTGCTGGCGATGTTTACTTGTCCGGCTAACGGTAACTATTGGGCGTATTTGGGGTAGGTTATGCAAACATACTTTGAAGATTACCAAGACGCACGAGAGACGCTCAAAGAAGATGGTTTTGCGGTCAAGCTAATTAAAAAGGGCTTGCCTGGTGGCGGATATGACGAAAACGGCGATATTCAGGCCGCTGAGCCTGATGTTGATTATGACGGCTATGGCATTACTACGGGTTTCAGCTCTTGGCATTTAAAGGAAGGCATCGCGCAAGCTGGTGATGTTAAGTTGATATTTGCGCCTGATGTTATGAGTGATGAATATATCACTTTCTATAACCAACTGCGCAACGGTGGTGACAGAATGTATGCCGAAGTTGACGGAGAGCTATGGCGCGTTGTTATGGGCGAGGAAGTAAAGCCAACGTCTACGCAGATTATTGCTAAGCTGCATTTGCGGAGGTAATCCGATGTCATGGAGCAAAGACCTAAAAAACATCATAATCAAGAATGAAAAGCTCACAGAGAAACAGCTAAGGGCTGGTTTGTTTGATGCGGCTAATACGGTGATACTTGGCTCGCCTGTGGGGGCGCCTGAATTATGGCAGCAACCAGCACCAAATTATTACCGTGCCGGTAGCTATAGATCTAATCATAGAATATCAATTTCAAAGATAACATCATTTGAGAAGGGCATTTCAAGTCAGTCATCAATAATGATGGATTTACAGTCTGATATAGCCAAATTCAAAATAGGACAAACGCTATTTATGACCAACCCATTGCCTTATTCCATACCTATAGAATATGGGCATTCCAGTCAAGCTCCAGATGGAGTTTACAGGCCTGCGGTGTCTAGGCTTATTAAATTCCTGAATACAGAATTAAAGAGCGGTTAGCCCGCTCTTGTCCAACCTTTGTAGGAGTGAATTCTTCCTGTGTTTACCGCTGCCATATTTGACTTTGATAGTCCATTTCTTTCGCAGAACTTGCTCATGTTGTATATATCGTAAGTCTTTCCTTCTTTTTTGAATCTATATGACTTTGCGTGAGACTCTTCTGCATTGATTTCTGGCGGAACAAAAATACAAGTCTCTGGCGAGTAAATCTTACCGTTCATTCCGTAGCAACCAAGATCCTTGTCAAGATGATAATCACCTCCGTCTTGAGGGTGGTTTTCGAAATACCACTTTGCAAAAACTTGGTAGTTGTGCCAATCCTCACAAACTTTGCATCCAATATACGTTGGCTTTGATTTGTGCCACCTTTCGCTATAGCACCTCTCAAG